TGATAAATATATTTATAATTTTTTAAATTTTGTATATCATTGGTCAACGAAGTTAACTTCGTGGTCGTGGTGTAAATTATATAGTGATAGGAAAAAAGGTTATGGCTACAAAAAACGTTGATACTGTATTAATTTACGGAAAGACTGAATTACCTGCGGATGATGTAAAAGTTAAATTTACTAATGAACAGGGTAAAGAGTATAATGTTGAATTAACAAGGCTTATACAGGTATTTAATAATAACATTTGGGAGAATAAAAAAAGTGTCCGATAAAAGAAAAAGTGAAGGTACTAAGGACATGAAACAAATGCAAAGATCAAAAGGTAAAGGTTGGGATGGTAAGTCACGTCCTGTAACAGATAAGTATCGTAATCGTTGGGAAGAGATCTTTGGTCAAAGAGAAGATGAAGAGCTAAAAAAAAGCTATGAACAATCTAAACGTAACCGTGAAGAACGTGAAGATAACGAAGAGTATTTAAAAGAGATTAAAAATAAATTATGATGAATGATAAGGACATAAAAGATTATCATAAGATGGTAGATAAAATGGAAAAACAATCCAAGGTTAAGGGTATAAAAAAATCTAATAAATACAGCTATATTACTGGAAAACAGATCACGGACCATGGAACAGGGAAACGTGTTTACGAGATAAGTAATTATAGACTTCCTAGTGTAACTACGATATTAGGAGCCACAAAAAATCAAGATTTTATAAAACAATGGAAGGCTAAAGTAGGTGAACAAGAGGCAGAACGAATCAAAAACCATTCTAGTAATAGGGGGACATGTATGCACAAATTCCTGGAGCACTATGTCCTTGGGACTGGGATCGTTGATCTTACAAGGATTGGACAAGAGGCGCGTCCCATGGCCGACAAAATTATTGAGATTGGTCTTGCGCCAGTGGAAGAGTATTATGGTTCCGAAGTTACGTTACACTATCCGGGGCTGTACGCAGGTTCTACGGACCTTGTATGTCTTCACAACGGTATGGAAACTATTGTTGACTTCAAGCAAAGTAACCGTCCGAAGAGGGAAGAATGGATTGAAGATTATTACATGCAGATCGCAGCATACGCCATGGCCCATGACTACGTCTACGGATCTAAAATTAAACAAGGAGTTATCATGGTATGCACGCCTGACTTATATTACCAAGAGTTTAAAACTGAAGGACTTGCACTAAGGCAGTGGAAGCATAAGTTTTTAAAACGATTGGACATGTACCATGAGTTACAAAACGACGAGAAAGAAAAAACAACACCAATGAAAGCAGAGGACTTTAATGACAAATAGAGATAAGTTAATTTTTAAAATTAAATCTTTAATATTAAAATGTAGAGAAAAAGGTAAATTTTTATTAGCTATAAAATTAAGAGATAAATTAAAGGAGATAAAATGAACGATAAACTATTTAGAACGCTTCTAAAGAAGTATGACGCAGTTATAGAAGACTCGTTATTTAAAATTGATATAATCAATGAACAACTTTTAGTAATACCAGAACATATAGATATAACCGGTGAAGTTGACAAATTATTACAAATTATTGCAGAAGCCGAAGATAAATTGTCTGTATTGAGGTTGCATTACGGCAAAAAAGAGGCAAATAAGGCAGTATTGTGATAAATAAATCACACAGTGTTGCATAAATACACTTTAGAATTGTTCTAAGTACTCCAGTGCATATGTATGGTAAAAAAAATAAAAATAAAAAAAAAAACTACTCTAGAAAAAGTGTCTAATCTGTCACTTTGATTAAAAGTGTTGGTATACATAGCTAATGTCTGCCAAATTGTGGTTTTAAAAAGTGTCGTGTGACACTATTTAGTGTCACCTTACAGGATATTACAGATTGCCTATGCGCGCGCGATACAAAATTCTGGTAAAACTGATTTTTTTACCATACATATACAGAAATGAAATCCAAAAATAAATCTAGAAGAATAAACAGCTACACTAAACCCAAGACTGTTAAGCAACAGGTTAAATTTCCATACAGCAGGTATCGTATAGATTGGATTGATATTATCACTGAAGGCGGTTGGGGTAGTGAAAAAGAATTTAAAGCTATGAAGCTAGCAACACCTGTAAGTGAGGGTTGGTTGTTTAGTAAAGATGCCGAAACTGTAAGAATTTTTGCTGGTTATGATGTTGAAGAAGATGGATCTATTCACTTTTCGGAGAGGTCTGTTTTTCCGACTTCTTGTGTGAAGAAGATGACGAAGATTCATTAATTTCTTCTGGCAATGCGTCAACAACTTTTGCATTTAAAATTGGAGCGTAGTCTTCTAATATTTTTTTCATTTTTAATTCTAACTCTTCCTCTGATAGTTCCTCTATTTTTCCTGTTTTTATTATTTTACGGTCTATGTATAATCCTGCGGCCATCCCTCTGTTCTTCTCAGCGTTGGTTGCAGCAGAAAAAGCATTTTTTTTCAAAGCGGCTTCTCTAATCTTACCTAACTCTGCTACATGCTTGTCGTAAGACACTTCATACTTTTTAAGATTCTCTTCTCGTAGTGCTCCTATGTACTGCACAACAAGTGGTGACAGCGTAGGATTTTGTAATTCTGATGCCTCAACTCTAGCACGCTTCTCACTGTACCCAGCAGCTATTGCTGCATCAGCTCCAGTTGTACGTCCTTCGTTAAATACTAAATATTCTGCAAATCTTTTTTGCATTTCTGTTAATCTTTTTGGAACACCCATATTGACATTTTAAGGTAACATTGTTATATTGTCAATATATGAAAGACAAGCGAACTTACACACATCACAAAGAACATGGGGAAGATATTAGCCATGAAAACGAAGTAGTTATAGATTTTAAAGAAGCAAAAACAGATGATACAATAAGTAAATTACGTAATAACATACGTGATTTATTGTCTATGAACTCGCAATACAAAACAGAACTTGCAGATCAAATTGTTAAAATAAATAAATTAGAGCAAGAAGTAAAAGATTTAAAAAAAGAAAGATCAGATTATTATAATGTTAGTTAGAGACTTACAACAGATTCTTGGACAGTTTACTGACAAGTTTAACAAAGGCATGGGTAAGGTTGAGGGCAAAGGTAATGCTATTATGTATGCTAAAGTTTATGTTGACATGGGTAATAACAGACTATCTGAAATACAAAAAATTGAAGCACATGAAAATACTTTAATAGGTGCCACAGAGGGAATAAGAGTTGTACTCAAACTAGCGCCCCAAAACAAATCTAAAATAATTTTATAGAGAGGAGAATGTATGTTTGAACTGACAGAAGAACAAAGAAAACAATTATTGCAATACATGTGGACAAAACCGTATGGAGAAGTTGCAGCATTAGTAGCATTGTTAGCGTCGTTGAAAGATAAAAAGAACGACAATGTTACCTCAAAAGAATAAGTGGGACCAGAGGCTAAATTACATAAAAAACTTGTTAAAGAGTGGAGTGATTTTTCGTTTACTAGGATTGAAAACATTAGCTTACTTGGTACTCCTGATCTATTGGTCTGTAATAATAACGGGCACTTTTTTACATTAGAGTTAAAAGTAACCAAGGGTAATAAATTAAGATTTAGTCCACACCAAATATCTTGGCATTACAAGCATCCTAACAATACTTTTATCATAGCAGAGGCCCTTGGTCCAAGAGCCGCTAATCGTTTTCAAATGTTTCGTGGTTCACGTATCATGGAGCTTGACGCTTCGGGCTTGGCGCTTGAAGCTTGCTGCTTGGGGCTTGATGCTTGCCGCTTGACGTTATCGAAGCTTGGCGCTTGAAGCTTGACGCTTGGTGCTTGTTGCTTGAGGCCCGGACCAGGTGCACGCTCTACCACACCGTCGCGTGGACTTAAGCTAATGACCTGATCCATCTTCTTCTTGTATCCGATTGGACAAGAATTTTTTTTAATGTTCACCATAGCAAACATTTGAAACTGATTTATTCCAACAAGCTCTACAGTCAACGCACTTGTTGCCTTGCTTAGGAGCTGGGCATGTAACGTCAATCTTCTTAGTAGAGACTGTTGATGTATTGGGCCAGCTGTCACCTGCTGCCTGGTCCACCATCGGAATGGAGAACCGGACAACAAGATTGTCAGGAGCTTCAACAATATAGTCCTTGGTCCATGCTTCACGCGTTGGCATCCAGTGTTTAACTGAAGGCGTCAACCT